ATCCTATTTTAGTTATAAATAGAACAAACACTTTTCAGTTACAAAGAGATAGAAATGTTCCGCATACTGAAGCTACTAATATAAATATTAACCGAATTGCAAAAAACAAGTATATAAATACAGATGAACCAAATATAAACATTGAAATATATTCGTATCATGCACCAGTTTATTTTACAACAAAATATCAAATTATAATGTTTTGTGAATATGTTCAACATTCAAATGATTTTATGATGCAATTTTTTGAAAGACTTAATCAGCAATATATGCCGATTAATTCAGAAAAATATAAAACAATTTATTTTGATACTATTTGAAATTTAAAAGATGACGTTGAAATTAGTGATAATTTTAATTCAACATCAAATACAAAAAGAGAAATAAAAATAACATTTACAATAGATGGACAAGGTTATTATATTTCTCAGGCTTCTGAAAAGGTTGATAGATCGATTTCAAAAACTGTATTACAGTCATTTCTTAAATAAAACAACAGTTTAAGGAGATTTTTTAACATGGCTAGAAACTTAGTAAGTCCAGGCATTTCATTTGGCGAAATAGATTTAAGTCAAGTTGCTCAGGTGACTGCTTTAATGGGACCTGCATTTATTGGCACCACTCAATGTGGTCCAGCTTTTAAACCTACTACTATAAATAATTATAGTAGTGAATTTATTCCAATTTATGGTGGTTTAAACACTGCGCATTATGTTCCTTATGCAACAAAATTTTATCTTGATCATGGAAGTAATGCTTCAGTTGTAAGAGTATTAGGGACACAAGAGGGGGATAATAAAGATCAAGGCTTTATTATTCCAGCTTCTGCAACATGGGTAGATATTATTGCAAGTGGTGAAGGAGTTGCGACAACTTCAACAACATCCGGCATGATTCCTTTTGCAGTTGTAAGACACAGATCTGGATCATCAATAACTTCACTTTCTGCCGAGTGTAGTTCTAACGGTGTTTGAACTGTATCATCTAATACTACAGATGAAGTATATACATTTACTCCTGATACAATTGAAACTGTATTTACTAAAAACCCTATCACGGTACCACCTTCTCCAGCATGTTCTAGTCTCTACTTAGATGTTCTTTATTATTCACAAGCAAATGAAGGCAGCGCTGATAGCGGCCCTTCCATGGCCGACATTACCTATCATGCATTTAATACAACAACTGCTGATGCGTTATCTAGCGATGAAGCTAAAGGTTCTTATGATCACGCAAAAACACCTTGAATTATAGGTGCTCCAAACCTCGCTGGTGAAGTTCAAGAACTATTCCGTTTTCATGCACTAAGCGATGGTGATGATTCTAATAAAGATTGTAAGGTTTCTATAGATAATATAACTAAAAAGTTTGATTCATTAGGTAGTCCTTATTATGTATTTGATGTATTAGTACGCCAATGAAATGATTCTGACAAATCTATGAGAATTTATGAAAAATTCTCAGGTTGTAATTTACTTACAAATGATACAAATTATATTGTAAAGAAAATTGGTGATATGTATGAGTATTTAAATGTTGCTAAAGAAATAATCGATGTTGAGGGTACTTGACCCAATAAATCTAATTTTATTAGAGTTGAAATGGGCAGCGGCATTCCCATGGGTGCTCGTCCTTCAGGATTTAAAGCTCCTCCAACTGTCAAAGATGATGTCGCTCACGCATATCCTTTTAGATGTTGAAAAGTTAATCATGCATTGGGTTCTCAAATTTATAATAAGAATATATTCTTAGGTTTTGAAGGTAATGCTTATGGTGCAGATTGTTTACTTTATGGTCAAACTTCTGGTGAAGAAGGATCTGATAAAGGTTTCTTGATGTATGACAAGAGTATTGCAAATGAAGTTACTGGTGTAACAGGTAGTGCCTTATCTGCATCTTATCATCTTATTCCAATGTACGATACTTTAGCTGGCTATAAAGCTCTTTCTTCTTCTAGTACTAAAGCTGGCGGTTTTAATTGAAAGTTTACAGTTCCTCTTAATGGTGGTATGAATGGTTATAAAAAGTCTTTAGCAGGTTCAGATCTTATTACCGCTCTTTCAGCTGATTATGAAATTGCAATTAATCTCTTAGAGAACCAAGATTTTTATGATTTTAATATGTTAGTAATACCTGGAACCGTAGCTTCTATAGCCCCTCATTCAGTTATAATAGATCAAGCAATTAATATGGTTGAAACTAGAGGCGATGCTATTTATATCGCCGATATGTTTGCCAAAACCGTTGATAATATTGGTAATCCAGACGCTGATTCCGTTCAAGGTTTTGATTCAAGTTATGCAGCTACTTATTGACCGTGGATCAAGGTTTGAGATAATGAAAATAAAGATTATGTATGAGTTCCACCTTCGGTATTAGTTTGTGCTCAGTTAGCTTATAACGATAAAGTTGCTTTCCCATGATATGCTCCAGCTGGTGTAAATCGTGGTCAAATTGCAAATGCTATTTCAGCTCGTTATTTGATTACTCAAGAACATCGTGATACATTATATGAGCAAAACGTTAATCCAATTGCGACTTTCCGTAATGAAGGTATTGTTGTATGAGGTCAAAAAACACTACAAAAACAGGCTACGGCTCTTGATAGAGTAAATGTGAGAAGACTTCTAGTATATGCTAAGAAACTTATTGCAAGAATTGGTATGAGGTTATTATTTGAGCCTAATAATAGAAATACTTGAGATAGATTTTTAAATCAAGTTAATCCGATATTAGCAAATATTTCCGTAAATAATGGTTTAGACGCTTTTAAAGTTGTTATGGATGCAACAACAAACACACCTGATAGAAGAGATCGTAATGAAATGTATGGTCAAATTATGATCATTCCTACAAAGGCTGTAGAAGCTCTTTATATTGATTTCATTATTAATTCATCTGGTGTTGAGTTTAACAATTAATAATTAAAAAAGAATTAGAGGAGAAATAAAAAATGGCTAAATTTGACAATATGGTGCCAACAGAATTAAGCGCAACAAATGCAACTTCGCTTCAACCAAAAAGAAAAAATTTATGATATGTTAAGTTTGAGGATGATTATGGTATTCAACAATTTTCTTTAAAAACAAGCGGCTTACCCGGTGGAGAATTTGCTGAAATTACAGTTGATTATATTAATAATAAATTTTATTTTCCAGGAAAATGAACTTGAAATGAAGTAGAAATGACGTTTAATGATTATATTAAAAATTCAGTTGCAGAAAAATTATACACATGATTTAGAGCTTGTTTTAATCCAACTGGCGGAGAAATGCCTTTTTCTTCAGAAATTAAAAAAGATGTTTATATTATCTTATTATCTCCAACTGGCGAAGATATTGAAACATGAACTTTAAAAGGCGCTTGACCTAAGAAATTTGATTGAGGTGATGGTTTAGATTATTCTTCAGATGATGTTAGAGAAGTAACAATAGGTTTCAGATATGATTATGCAGAACTTGCAACACAGCCTCCAGTAGCGCTTAAGAACCCACCACCACCGGAAACAGAAAACATACAATAATCATTTTATTTATTAAATCAAAAAGGCGATTTTAATCGCCTTTTTTTTACTAAAAAAATCAAAATTATGCGTATATATATAATAAAAAATAAAACAATTTTAAATGGAGGATTTTATGTCACAATCAAACGCAAGATCTTTAGCACAAGCTAAACATGAAGAACATTTAGAAAAAATTAATTCTATTTACAAAATAATGACGGAAACTATAGATTTGCCTTCTGAAGGTAGGTTTTATAATTCCGGTGCAAAAACTGTAGATATAAAACCTATTACCGCTAAAGAAGAAGACATACTTTCTAATGAAAGATTATTGAGAAGCGGCAAAGCTTTTGATGAATTAATTAAAGCATGTGTTGTAAATTGAAATGGAATAAATTTTGACGATCTATTAGTCGGAGATAAAAACGCTATTTTAATAGCAATTAGAATAATATCTTTAGGTGATGAATATAATGTTAATGTCACATGTCCAAATTGTATGACTAAATCTGATTTATCTATTTCTTTAAAAGAAGATTTAGGTATTAAATTAAGTGGATTACAGACAGCAGAAAATAATGAAAATATTTTTAATTGAGTTTCTCCATTAGGAATCAATTATAAGTTAAGACTTTTA